ATAAATATTTCTTACGGGATTAATATTTGGACTAAGTATAAAAGCAATATGGATCAAATTGTAGAACAAGTTAGGTTACTATTTAATCCTCATTTGGTTATAAAAAATCCATACACAAATGTAGCGTCAGCTTTTATGGAAAGCGAAGCTGACGAGTCCACTCTGGACGCTGGGGATAGAGAGGACAGGATTTTGAGAAAATCGTTTACCATTAGTTTGGAAGCTTATATCCCTAATCCTCAATTTCTTATCACTTCTACTGGTAGAATAGAAGAATTTAATATGGATACAACAATCTATTAAATAAATGATAAAAAATGTTGATAAATAGAGTACATATATAGGAGCAGAGTATTATGAAGATTATAATGAACACGAGTTTACAAAGCTGGAGCCTCCCTTTCAGAACGGAAGCAGGGGTTAAACACTATTACTTAAAGCCGAGTGAGTCTGTCCAGATTCCTGCTTCATATATTACCGACAATGTAATTAGATACGAAGAACGACGGCTAATTACAATCAGAAATGCATAGGAGAATTTAGATGCCCAATTTTGTTAGCCCAGGTGTTTACGTAATAGAAAGAGATATATCGGATTATCCACCGACCATTAATTCGTCAGTAGTTGGAATAGTAGGGTTTGCTTCTAGAGGTCCTATTGCAGGACGGAGCCAGGAGAAAGCTACACTAATCACTAGCCAACAGCAGTTGGTTGATACTTTTGGTGAGCCCACTGAAAGTCTTAAAGGACAAGCACTTGAAGGTGCCTTGGAGATTTTAGAAACTACTACCTCGATGCGGTTTATTAGAGTAGCAGCAACCTCTGCTGTTGAGGCTTCAGCCGTTGCTAGTATTGGAGGTTGTCCTACTTTTAAAGTGAGTGGAAGTTATACCAATCCCCTTTCGGAAGCGGGCGACATCGGGATGTCCGCTATCGGAAGCGCAGATTTGGGAACTTCTGATGTACGAATTATAGCTACTGTTTATGATGATGCCCGTACTGCTGTGATTGATTCCAAGACTTATGACATTCCTAAAGGAACCTTGACTGCTTCGGCTTCTAATGGAGCTACTACTGCTCTAGGTCTTCAAAAAGTATTAGGTGGGGCTCTGGATGCAGATAGGATTGGAGTCTTTGCTGATGCTACTGGTGTAGATGCTTCTTGCTTTATTGTAGGTTTAGCCGCTGGGTCTGGTGCTACTGTAGAGATTAGTGCTGGGTATACCGCAGCAGGGGGAAGCACCTATAAACCACTAGAAATGTTCCATGTAGTGGACCTTAATGGTGGTGTTCCTGAGCCTGATGCTGCTGCCTCTCTCACCACTTCTGGTGTTACTATGGCGAAAACTTATAATTCTAATAGTGTCGCCTATCTAGTTCAAAGTCTTTGGCCTGGATCAGGTTATAACACAGGCACCACACCCGATGGGTCTACAAGCGGTATGTCCTTTGAAGTTAAAGTTAACGGTGGGGAATCTACTACAGAAGATTTGAATGATCTAGGGGTAGCTGTTGATAACTTTAAGACCACCATGACTTCGGGTGGAGCTTATGTAGAAACCACTATTGGTACTAGCTATAATGCGAAAACCTCTGATTACTTTACGGGGTATCTGGTTACTGGGCTATGGGCTGATGTAACTCCTACTGCTCTTACTTCCTTTGAAAAACCTTTAGCTAGTTTAGTAGGTGCGGGAACTTGGAGTGGAGATTATGGTGGATCAGGAGTGACAACTTCTAATCCTAGATTTATTAAGTTCGTTCAAGGGACTAATAATTTTGCTGCTGGTGATGATGGAGTCCCAAATACGGATGCCTTAGTAGCAACAGAAGTGATAGGTGCTACCGCATCTGATGGTGGAAAGACGGGTATAGAAGCTTTGGATGATGACGTTCTTAATATTTCTATAGCTCTAGCTCCAGGAACTGGTGTTGGAGATCTTGCGTCAGTTCAAAACGCTTTGATTACTAAAGCTGAAGCTACTAGTAACTTTATAGCTTTGATCTCTCCCCCTTATGCAACAGGAACTACAGGAGATGCTATCAACTGGAGTAATGGTTTTGCTACGACACGAACTGCCGCTGTTAATAGTTCTTATGGGGCTATTTATTGGCCTTGGTTGAAGGTATTCCAGGTCTTTGATGGCAAAGATCGTTGGCTGGCTCCTGAAATTTACGGGGCGAGGCAGATGACCTACACAGATAATGTTTCTGATCCGTGGTTTGCTCCCGCAGGTTTTGTCCGAGGAAGGTTAACTAAGCCTACAGATGTGGAAGTGATTCTGAATCAAGGTGATAGAGATTCAATGTATTCTGGCGGGAATGTTCTTAACCCAATCGTTAACTTCCCTCTACGTGGTATTGTGATCTTTGGACAACGAACTGCCCAAAGAGAGCCTACTGCGCTAGATAGAATTAATATTAGGCGTATGATGATCTATATTAAGAAGCAAATTCTCGCTTCAACGCAACGTCTAGTTTTCGAGCCTAATGATAGGTTCACCTGGGCAAGAGTTGAATCTTTAATTAACCCAATGCTAAATGATATCGCAAATCGCAGGGGTATTACGGAGTTCAAGGTGGTGTGTGATGAAACAACCAACACTCCAGTAAGGGTTGATAGAAACGAAATGTGGTGTAAAGTTCTTATTAAGCCTACTAAGACCGCAGAAGTAGTTATCTTTGAACTTAACCTAACCAACCAATCGGCTCAATTAGGGAGCCTATAGGAGACATATAAAAATGGCAACAGAAGCATATTTTACGAGCAGAGGAAAGCAGGCGCATAGACAGAACTTAGGTGACGGCAAACTTCCTGTTATTTCAGAAGGCTTAGATTCAGTTAGAGCATATCAATTTGAGATGCACTTTACTATGCCACAAGACTTGGCTGATATGGGAGTGGACTCTCTTACGTTGGCTTGCAAGTCTGTAGGCAACTTAGGATTCTCCGTTGAACCTATCGAAGTTATGAGGGTCAACGATAAGGTTTTCTATCCAGGTAGGGCAACCCCTGAAGATCTCTCAGTAACTTTTGATAATCTGTATAACCCACGAATTGCTAATCAACTTTGGAGATGGTTCGCTAGTATTTATAACCCTGTCACTGGTCAGTTCAATGGGAACGCTGGTCCTTTTAAAGCATCTCACGCAATATTAACTCAGTTGGATGCTCAAGGCCAACCTCTAATGGAAACTAGGTTGTTTGGAGTATTCCCCACTTCTTGGAAGAGTGCTGAATTTAATTATGGGACTAATGATTTTAATACTATTGAGATGACCTTTAAATATGATTTCATGGAGCATGATAGTGCCGATGCTGGACCGATGCCTTCGACAGCTAGGGCTCTCTAAACTATAATTAATTAATACTGGACTGTAAAATACCCAGCCTGGATACTTCTGGGTTGGGTATTTTTGCTATAATATAACACATGGATTACTATTACGCACTACTCGATAGCTACTCTCTCCTCAAAAAGAGGAAGTTTAAGTTATCAATCCAAGAACAGGAAGGACCCGATGAGGGAGCAGCCCAAACCGAAGCTCAAGCTTATATGAAAAAAGCAAAAGGAGTAGAGAAGAATCCTGGGGTAAAGGTAAAAGGGCCGCGTGGTAAGGTGGGTCTAATCTGGGAAACCCCAAAAAGAGAAGCAGGTAGTAGGCGGTCGGATTCGGATTCGGATGTGGGTCCTGCTTCTTCTGGGCATTCTACGCGTGACAGAGCAGGGGGAAAAATTATGTTCTCTACAAATGAGGGGGGTAGTTTTGCACAGGAAGTTGTAGAAAGTGGAGGGCAAGGCTTTCAAAGATTAGTAAACTTTCTTATGGGGGAAGAGGAGGCGGCTGATGATGAGGTGGATGAGAAGGGTGGAGGCGAAGACGCATTACCAGCAACCGAAGCTCAACGAGCAGCCTATGCGGAAAAACTACGTGAGATATTGGGGGATGATTTTGATGAATCTATACTTGAAGCTCAAGTAGATAATACTCTTGCTTTAACGGAAATTTCTTTAGAGCAAATTCAGAAGACGTATGAAGGGGCTGCTGAATTATTAGATTTAGGGAAGGATATTTCGACTAAGAGAGGTAGCTACAATAGCGTTAAGGGTTTACTAAAACTTAAAGGCTTACTTGATACATTACAGAAGAAATATAATATAACAATTGATTCAGATGGGCAAGTTTCTGTTAACGGAATTTCCATAGGTGGTGATATCTCTTCTCTTAGTAATGAAGAATTAAAAAAAGTAATAGCTCTTCTTGCAGAAATGAAAAAACTATCCAAAGATACGTTGGGTATAGCTGACCAGATGCTAGAGATCCCCATCGTGGAGGCAGAGGATTTAACAGGAAGTACTGAGGGGGTAAG